GTTGGAGGCATCCACGACCCCGTCGTCCTCGGCGTCGATAACGAGATCCGCAAGAAGCCGCTCGTCCACAGCGTCCTTGAACTGCGCCACGGTCGCGTATGGAACGGGCATAGATCCTCCGAAACAGGGGCGGTGGGGTTGTAGCCCCACCGCCCCCAGGCAAGAGAGGGGAGTCTGTCAGGTCGAGAGGTCGGCGATGTACAGGCCCGAGAGCGGAGCCGTCAGCGCGAAGACCGAGTTGTCAACGACCGAACCACGGGTGCGGCGGTTGACGGGGTCATCGAAGGTCTCGACCGTCATGTCCTCGTAGACGAAGTTCGAGATGGTGGCGAAGTTCGAGCCACCCTCGACGCCGACGAGTCCCTGCGGACGGCTGAGGAACAGGATCGCGTTCTCGGCGAGGATGTAGTCCGCCGCACGGGTCGCGCCCTTCTGCGACGAGACGCGCACTGCGTCCTCGATCACGATGTCGCCGATGCCGAACAGCTGAGGCATCAGGCCGTAGCGCGAGAACTGACCAGCGCCAGCGACGAAGTTAACGCCGCCCAGGTACTTGATCAGTTCCTGAAGCTCGCTGTCCTGCGACATGTTGAACGCAGTCTTCGGCGACATGACCGCGATGATGTCGCTCATCTGAACGGCGCCACCAGTGTTGATCATGATCTTCTCGGTCGCCGTCTGGAACAGGCGCTGGATGCCCGATGCCGTGTCGTACATGCCGCCCGATGTGCTCGCGAATGTATCGTAGTCGGCGAAGTAGTTCACATTGGTGGTCCAGTTGCCCGCAGTGGTCAGAACCTCAAGCGCACGGTAGGTGCGCAGGGTCATCATCTGCGAAGCGCGCGAACGGGCGTGCTGGGCCACGATGTCCCACGCAGCGACCTTCGCCGTCTCGTAGGGGATCGGGAAGCCGCGCTCGTAACGCTCGGTCGTGAACTTCGTGAACTCGAAGTCGTTGGTCTGACCCGTGGGACGGTCCTCGCCGTAGGCCCAGCGGAAGTCGGCCTTGTTCACCACGCGAGCCGCCTCGTCCGAGGCGATCTTGAGGTAGTAGCCGCTGGTCTGGGTGACGGGGACGAGCTTGGTGTAGCGGTTCAGCGCGAAGGTCTTGACATTCCGCGTGAACTCGGTCTGGATGAGGCCAGTAGCCTCGCTGAAGGTGGGGACGAAGGTGTTCAGTCCGCCACCGATTCCGATGTCTGGCATGATTTGTTCCTCCTAGAGGATGGGTGACGGATCAGATGGTGTAGGGAAGACGGAAGACGCGGATGATCTCATCCGCGCCGCCAGCAGGCTCCAGCGCGATGCCGTAGACCTTGTTGCCAGCGGTGGTCGTAGTGACGGCCTTGCCAGCGGTGGTGGCCGTGACGCGGTCTCCCGCGCTGATAGCCGCGCTCGACTGAACGAGCACGACATCGCCGCCTTGGAGGTTCAGGGGATCGCCAGTGGTGGCGTGGTCAGCCGAATCAAACGACTTGGTCGATGCGTCCGTGACGCCGACGATGAAGTCGGTGCCAGCCGTGGCGACAACGCCAGTGTTGCGTGCGCTCACCCTGACGAAGCGGTACGGGCCAACCGTTCCGCCAGCGACAAGGGAGGGAATGTCGGAGAATGCGCTCATCTGTGTTCTCGCTTTCGATCAGGCGCCGCTCTTCGCGCGCGCCATCAGGGTCTTGAACTTCTCGGGATCGCCATCGGCCTCCATCACGATCTTCGCGATGGCGGCACGATCAAGGTTGTTGGTGGACTCGGGCTTCAGGCCCGAACGGGGCTGCGCCGAACCGCCGACGCGGACATTGACGGGGTCGCGACGGAAGTTCTCGCGCCAGAACGCGATCTTCCGCTGCGGATCCTTCGCATCGACGAGCTCGTCGAGCATCTCGTCACGGCAGCACGAGATCGAGAAACCCTCGGTCTCCATCGAGTCGAGCTCGCGCGAGAAACGCTCCTTCGAGAGCTCGCGCTCAAGAGCGGCGATGCGGCGCTCGAAGGTGGCCTTCGCACGGGCGAACTCGACCTTCGAGTTCTCCGTCTTCTTGCCCTTCTTCGGCTCATCGCCCTCGTCCTCTTCCTCGTCCTTGTGCGAGTCGCTGTCGGTGTGGCCGACCTCGACCTCGATCTCCTGCATCTCCTTCTTGGAGCAGTCCGCGTTGTACATCTTGCGGTTCTCCTCCTTCAGCTTATCGACATCGGCCTTGAGCTCGGCGATCATCTTCGCCATCTCGGCCTTCTCGTCCTTGGCTTCGTCGGCCATGCTGGACTCCTTCTTGACGGCTGCGCTCGGTACGAAGACATTGCCAGCCCCTGGCGCAGCCTGGAAGGCGTTGGCATCCATTGAGAACACGATCTTGTCGCCCTGCTTCGAGAACCTCGTGTCGGGCAGTGGCCGACGCGGGGTGTCACGGCCAAGCAGCGCGACCTCGCTCATGTGGTCATCCGACCAGATCTCCGCGCTTCGACGCGGGAACTTGTTGGACGCCACATAACGCTCGAAGTCTTCCCTGCTCATCTCGACATCGCCGACGATGAAAGGGACGCCACCACGGTTCTCCATCTCGACATTCAGGATCGCACCCACGGCCTCCTTGGGCTCGCTGTGATCCTCCTGACCGTGCAGGATGACCATGCGTGGATGCTGCTTGCGCGAGATGAACTGCTGGGTACGGTCAACGATGGCCGAGACCTTGGAGCGGTTGAACTTCTTGATCTCCTCGTCCTTTCCATCGTCGATGGATGGATCAAACCCAGAGAACAGCTCAAGCCGCTTTATAACGACCTTATCGTCCCGTTCCTCGATGGCATGAGAACCAGTCACGGCACGCATTGGATTAAATCGACTACAGATTTCCATAAGTGTAGCAGATTTGCACCGCAAAAAGCCACTCATTATTGGAATCGCAAATCGATTTGTCTAACAACGGTCTAACTCAGAAGTCCGACATCTGCCCCATCAACGGTATAGACCTGCTTGGCCGCAACGGGAAGCGGGATTCCATTTGCAAGAGGAAGTGCAACGCGCTGGAAGTCCGCAAGGCTCCGAGCGATGCGCTCGCCAAGGACATTGTATCCCGTCTTGTTGAGATGGAACTTATCCGACACGGCGTTCTTGTAATACGACGCCATCTCCCCGACATTGACAACATCTGGGAGAACGAAGACTGCGAGATTGTTTGGAGGATTGACGCCGTACACCATCTCGCGAGAACGGGTGCGGAGATTCGCCATTCCATCGGGATTGGCGATCTGATGGCTGACCATGCCGACGAAGGCGAGATCCTTCGATGGATATCCGTTCGCAGCCCAGGCTCGGCTGAACGAGGCAATGCACGAGGTCATATTCGTGGCCCACGAGTCAGGCACACCAGAGTCCGTGTTCACTCCGCCCTGAACCATGATGATCACGCGGCCAGTTCCGCCTGCGGAGATCTGACGCTCTCGGATCGCCTTCAGGTACTGCTTGATGTATCCATCGGAAGCAGCCGAGATATCGTCGGCGATGTTGGTCATCGTCGCTCCGCCGCGCCAGCAGATCGTGTTGACGGCAAAGCCCTTCACGCTGCGATACGAGGTCTGGAAGAAGACGGCGACGGGTCCAGCGATTGCATTTCCAGCACCAACTCCTCCACCAGCCGCGTACAGCTGAAGGTTGGTTCGGGCACTTGCGATGATCGAAGTGCCTTCGACCGAAGCGAGCTCGCCGTTTGTGTTCCCGAGATTGAATGTGTCGGTAAGGGTTCCCGCGTTGGCTCCGCCGATTCGGTTCTGGAACAGCTTGATGCTTCCACCGCTGGCGGTCGTTGCGTAGTAGACGCGATGACGCTGCGCGGATGTGACGCCAAGTTCGTTCACACCTGCTGTTCCAGCGGTCTGGGCAATAATGCCCAAATTGAAATCAGTGAATGTCGCTGCCGCCGCAACCCACAGTCCGTTCGTAGTGGTCGGCGATCCAATGGATGCGGATTCCCCGAATGGATCGAGGTTCCCTCCGCCAAGCGAGAAGTTCGTCTTGATCAGCGACGGAGCGTTTCCCGTGTACGAAACCGCGCTTGCCTTTCCATCAACAGCGGCATTTGAAGTTGTATAGGAACCAGAAGTTCCAAAACTCCTCATTCCATACAGATTGGCTCCACCGCTGTATGAAGTGCATCCGAGTTCAGTCGAACTGGATCCCTTCCAGATGCTGTACATCGGGGTCGCGTACTGCGTCACGCCGATGTTGCACAGGCCAGTGACAAGTCCATTGACCCAGCCGTACTGCTCGAATCCCGTGTTCGAGTCGCCAGCGACAACGATGTCAACGCTGTCGGTCCCATCCATGGCGTCCTTGATG